GGTGGAGTGATGAATCATGAGACTGTAGAGTCAATTCAGAAACGTCGTAAACCATTTACTGTTGATTATACAGGTTTTGGATGGGTACTGATTAAAAAGGGTGTCTTTGAGAATCTTGAGTATCCCTGGTTTGCTCCGAAGATGCAAGTCTTTGAGAGTGGTAAAGTCCAAGACATGTGTGGTGAAGATGTTTCATTCTGTCTTGATGCCAAGGAAGAAGGATTTGAGATTTGGTGCGATCCTCGGATTCGTGTTGGACACGAAAAAACTCGTATTATTTGATGGGGGTTTATTATGGCAATGATGAAAGGGGGTTCTTATAATCCCGGAAAACCGAAGAAGACTCGGCAAGGAAACTCGCAAAATACGCTTCTCTCGGCTTCTTCTCGTAATGGGAGAAAGAAAAAGTATCGTGGTCAGGGTAAATAGTAGAAGTTCTATAAAACTTCTTATATGTCTTGTTTAATTGCGAACTTACCTTCACAAGAAGTATGGGTTAGAAAAGAATATCTCACAGATCATCAAAGTGGTCATGGTGAATTTGTAAAGGGCGTTTGGGTGTCGATTAAATCGATACCTGGACGTGCTTTTTATTTTGAAACATATTTACCAGAATATGCTGCAATGTATGATAAGTTACCTATCAGTGCATTTGTATCCCGACCAGAAAAACCAGATCCTGATATGACATTACATAATTTACAGTTCTGGAATTGTATGGATTATGGTGTTGTAACCGTTCAAAAACAATTCATCGGTTCAATGAACTTTGAGTGCTACACCCGTGATTATGGGGCACAGAGAGGCACCTACGTGTGTACTGTGGACAATTACCATCAAGACCCAGATACAATTGATTATGCAACAAGTGAGAATCCATCAGAACATAAGTCACATAATCTAATTGAATTATATAATGGTCAGTTTGCATTATATCCAAATAATCGATTACGCATTTATGATAATAGTTTGACTCCATCAGAACCGAAAAAACCAGACTTTAAAGTTTCAACTCAGTATTATCAAGTTGAGAATGGTTATGATCTAATGGGTCTTGGAAATGAAGATGAATATTTCTGGAAAACTGCTAAAGAGAGGGAATAAATAAGATAGAATTATAATTTTTCATGCCTTTAGAGCGGGTAAATCAGGGTTTTAAAGATGTCAGTATGACTTTTCAGAGAAATCCTCTGACTGATGACCTGATCGTACTTAAAAATACGAATGCCATTGCTCGTTCAATTCGTAATATTGTTTTTACTATTCCTGGTGAGAAGTTTTTTAATCAAGATTTTGGTTCAAATATAACAAATTCTCTTTTTGAAACAATTGATGATCTTTCTGCGATTACAATTAGAGATGAAATACGTCAATCAATCAGATCTTATGAACCAAGAGTGAATTTAATTTCAGTGAATGTATATCCAGATTATGATAACAATGCTTTTGATGTCACTATCGTATATGAAATCATTGGAGCTGACGTTCCTGCACAAGAATTACAGTTTGTTTTGCAACCAACTAGGTAAAAATGCCATTAGTAAACTTTTCTAACCTAGATTTTAATCAGGTTAAACAATCTCTGAGAGATTATTTACAAGCGAACTCGAATTTTACTGATTATGACTTTGAGGGATCTAATCTTTCGACGATTCTTGATGTATTGGCATACAATACCTACATTACTTCATATAATGCAAATATGGTTGCAAATGAAGTTTTCATTGATAGTGCTACATTAAGAGAAAATGTTGTATCTTTAGCAAAAAATATTGGATATTTACCTCGTTCAAGAAAATCAGCATCAGCAACTATAAGTTTTTTCATTGATACAACGAATGTAAATCCAACACCAGCGACAATCACTCTTAAAAAAGGTCCTGTTGCGGCAACATCCGTCAATTTTGGTGGGCAATCCTTAATTTTTTCAATTGTAGATGATATTACCGTTCCAGTTTTTAATGGAATTGCTTCATTTGATAATATTGTAGTCTATGAGGGAGTACTTTTAACTTCAAACTACACTTTTACGACAAGAAATCCGAATCAAAAATTTATTTTACCAAATTCTGGTGTTGATACTGATTTAATCTCAGTTAATGTCAAAAATAATCAACAGTCAACATCTAAACTTAAGTATAGTTTACAACAAAATCTACTTGATATTGATTCAAATTCAAAAGTTTTTTATCTACAAGAGATTGAAGGGGAAAGATATGAGGTTTTCTTTGGTGATGGCGTATTTGGAAAGGCATTAGAAGAAGGAAATTTTATTACTATTGACTATATCACCTCAAATGGAGACACTGCAAATGGTGCAAGTCAATTTACATTCTCTGGAAAACTAAATTATGTAAAAAATGGAGTTGAATATACAGTAACTTCTGGAATTTCTCTGGTTACAACAATTTCTCCAGCAACAGGAGGAGAAAATATTGAATCTATTGACTCAATTCGTAAGTTTGCTCCACAAATTTACGCAACACAAAATAGAGCTGTGACTCCAAATGACTATGAAGTTCTAATACCAAATAAAATATATCCACAAACAGAATCTATTTCAGTTTTTGGTGGAGAGGAGTTAGTTCCACCTCAGTATGGAAAGGTTTTTATTAGTATTAAACCAAGAACAGGAGATTTTCTTTCTAATCTGGCAAAAGAAAATATTAAATTAAAACTTAAAAAGTATGCTGTTGCTGGAATTGTTCCAGAAATTCTTGACTTAAAATATTTGTATATTGAAGCAGATTCAAAAATTTATTATAATTCCAATCTTGCCCCATCATCAGCATTCGTTTCTTCTCTGGTTCAAAATAATGCAAATAAGTATTCCGAATCAACAGAAATGAATAAGTATGGTGCAAGATTTAAGTACAGTAAGTTTTTGAAGATTATTGACGATAGTCATGAGTCAATCACCTCAAACATTACAACAATCAATATGAGAAGAGATTTGAAAGTTGTATTGAATACTTTTGCAGAATATTCTATTGGATTTGGTAATGAGTTTTATGTTAAGTTCTTGGATGGTTACAATATCAAAACCTCTGCATTTAGAATTAGTGGTATTCAACAGGATGTTTATTTGTCCGATTTACCAAATACAAATAGAACAACAGGATCCCTATTTTTGTTCTCTCTTCCATCAGAAAACTCACAAAGCCCAACGATTGTTAGACGAAATGTTGGAACTGTTGATTATGTGAAAGGAATTGTAACATTGAATCCTATCAATGTTTTATCTGGAAAAATTAAAGATGGTCAGACAATTATTGAGATATCAACAACACCTAAATCAAATGATGTTATTGGATTACAGGACTTGTATTTGCAACTAGATATTAATAACAGTAATTTTGAAACTATCGTAGATGAGATTTCTTCTGGACTCGATCCCTCCGCATCAAACTACTTGGTGTCTTCAAGTTATCCAAATGGCAATTTGGTTCGTTCTGGAGGTCGTTCCAGTGTTCCAACAACAGGAGCATCAACAACTAATCAAACTATATCTAGTGTAACAACGACCACAGGTTCTGGTTCATCTGGTTCATCCTACTAAGATTGTAAAATAATAAAATGTCAGAAAAAAGAGTTCAATTCAATAACATCGTTCAAAGTCAACTTCCTGCTTATGTCAGAGATGATTTTCCTCTGATATCTGAATTTTTGAAGCAGTATTATATTGCACAAGAATATCAAGGTGCTCCTATTGATTTGATTCAAAATATTGATAGGTATGTTAAACTTGATGAAACGACAAATTTAACTTCTTCTGTAATCTTAGGTTCTAATGTTGATTTTGAAGATACGACGATAACCATTGATGCAACAAAATCTCCAACAGGAACGAACGGATTTCCAGATTCTTATGGTTTATTGAAAATTGACAATGAGGTTATTACATACACAGGAAAGACTGATTTTTCTTTTACTGGATGTATTAGAGGATTTAGTGGAATTACCTCGTATAAAAATGAAAATGATCCTGAGCAGTTAACATTTAGTTCAACAGAATCTGCAACTCATAGTTCTGGCGCAACTATAACAAACTTGAGTTCATTATTTCTTAAAGAATTTTTATTAAAAACTAAAAATCAACTTCTCCCTGGACTCCAGGATAGGGAACTTGCTAGTCAAGTAAATCAAAATACATTTATTAAGTATGCAAAGGATTTTTACCTAAGCAAAGGAACTGATAGAGGATTTGAAGTATTATTCAAGGCACTTTATGCTGAAGATGTAAAAATTGTAAAACCAGCTGATTTTCTTACTACTCCATCAAATGCTCAATATAGAATCGTAAATGATCTTGTTGTAGAACCTATCTCCGGTAATCCGACAAACTTAGAGAATACAACATTATATCAAAATTCTTATGGAAAAAATATTAACAAAGCATATGCACCAATCACAAAGGTAGAAGAAATTAGAGTTGGTGCAGGCAAAACATATTACAAGATCTCGTTAGATTCTGGATATGATAGAGATATCAGAGTCAGAGGTGCTGTATATGGAGACTTTTTTGTTCAACCAAAAACTCAAGTAATTGGACAAATTTCTGCAGGATCAACTGCAATCACAGTTGATTCCACTGTTGGATTTGAAACACCCGGAGAATTATATGTAACATATAATGATAATAGTATTGGAGTTGTATCTTACACTTCAAAATCTTTAAATCAATTTTTTGATTGTACAAATGTAAATGGTACGATTGCAGATAAAGCAGTTGTTGGTATTAATACCTTTGCATATGCAAGTTTTGATGATGAAACTATTGAGGTAAGAATCAATTCGGTTATTAATAATATTTCTTATCCAAATAATACAGTATATTATCGTAAAGGAGACACTGCCAGAATCAAAACATTAGGTGTATTTGATAATACTTTCAAGGCAAATAATTGGTTTTACAATGTTTCTCCCATTTATAAAGTAGATAGTATTGTTTTAGTTGATAGTTCGGATAATACTTATAGAGTAAACTTAAAAGTAGATCATTATTTTAAACTTGGTGATGCTGCATCAATTATTTCAAACGACGGATCTGTTAAATCAACAACCATCGTTGATATTCCATCATCAAAATCAATTTTGATCAGAGGTCAAGGATCTCTCTCTATAAATGGAATTTATACTTTTAAGAAAAACATTTTAAAGGTAACATCAAATTCTTTTCCTTCCGCATCTTTCTACACAACAAACGTACAAAATTTGTATAGAGACAAAGATACAAATAAGTATCTTGTTGCTTCTCCATCTATTCCTTCATATTCATCCCAACCAATTGAAACGACCGATAGATCAATAGTTTTTTCAGGAACTTTTAGTGGCGATGAGTTTCAAATTACATCCGTTACTGATCACGGATTTTATACTGGAGACGCAGTTTATTATACACCAGAAACTACTTCAACAAATATTATTAATGATTCCGGTGAAATTGAAACTATCAAAACTATTAAATCATCTTTGTTTGATGAGGGATTATATTTCATTCAAAGAGTTTCTTCAACTACTGTAAAGTTTGCTAAGAGTAGGTCAAATATCTACAACTCAAAATTTATCTCTCTTGATAATAATACAACTGTAACTAATAATAATATAAGACCATATTCATTTAGATTTAAAACTTTATCTCCACAGAAACTACTAAGAGAAATATCAACTCCACAGGGAGATGGTACAGTAACACCAACAAGCCCAGGATTTACTGGTATATTAATAAATGGTGTGGAGATTTTAAACTATAAATCTAATGATTCAATAAGATATGGCAAGATTCAAAAAGTAGATGTTTTATCTCCAGGATCTGATTATGATGTCATAAATCCCCCATCAGTCAATATATCAGATTCTGTTGGAACGGGAGCAACTGGATATGTTTCTGTTCTGGGTTCTTTATATGAGATTAGAATATTAGATAGAGGATTTGACTATGAAGAAACTCCAAAAGTAAACATTACTGGTGGCAATGGTCAAGGGGCAGAGGCTTCTGTGACAATGAATCTTATTAGTCACTCATCATCATTCAACTCAGAATCTCAAATTGGAATTGGAGTTACATCTTCTACTATTGGTTTTGGCACTTATCATAAGTTTAGAAATGCAGAACAAATTACTTATGTAACAGGAGCTCAAAAATCAGTTGGTGGTATTACAACCAATGCCTCATATTTTGTATCTGTTCAAAACCCCACTACAGTAAAACTTCATAAGACACAGGGAGATGCTATTGCCGGCATCAATACGGTAACTTTGACTTCTTATGGGGAAGGTGTTCATTCACTAAAATCTGTTAATAAGAAATCAGTAGTGGAAGCAGTTAATATTGTTTCCTCTGGATCAAACTATCAAAATAAAAAGAGAACTACTGGACCTAGTGGGATTAGCACTTCTCTCAACATTATTACTATTGCTGATCACGATTATAACTCAGGAGAAATTATTAAATATACTGCTGAAGGAACACCTATTGGTGGACTTACTTCAGGGTCTGAATATTATCTGACCAAAGTAGATAATAATTCCTTTAAACTTTCTAATATTAATGTTGGAGTTGGAACTACTAATAGAGATCTTTTCTACAGAACAAAGCAGTATGTGAATCTAACTTCTGCTGGTATCGGAACTCACTCGTTTAACTATCAAGATATTTCTGTAACTCTTGTTGGTAAGGTTGGTATTTCTTCTATTGGGTCAGAAACATTCCAAGCAAGAATTCAACCAATATTCAGAGGACAAGTAACATCTTTCCACCTTTCAAACAATGGAGTTGGATACGGATCTTCGGAAATTATTAATTTTGATAGATTACCAGATATTTCACTGAGTTCTGGTATTAATGCTCAGGTTCAACCTGTCGTCAATAATGGATCTATTACCGAAGTTATTGTTTTAAATTCTGGTAGAAATTACGTTTCTCCCCCAGATTTACGAGTTATTAGTACTAGTGGTATAGGTGCTGTTTTAACTCCAGTTATTCAAAACGGATATTTGACTTCTGTTATTGTTGTGAAGGGAGGAACAGGATACACTCAAGAGACCGCAATAGAAGTTATCTCTTTAGGCCAAAATGCAAAGTTCTTACCTATTCTTCAAACCTGGACGATAAATCTGTTTGAAAAACATTTTGATCAAATTAAAGGTGATGATGGATTTATTACGAACGGATTGGATCAAAACTTAGGATTGCAATATTCTCACATTTATGCGCCAAGAAAACTTAGAGAATCTGTTTTTGCTGTAGATCAAGATGGTCAAATTTTATATGGAAGAAAAGACTTAAGAAAAGTTAATAGCATTGAAGTTCCTTCTATAGAGCATTCACCAATTATTGGTTGGTCATATGATGGACATCCAATTTATGGTCCATATGGATATATTAAAAAGTCTGGTGGTGTTATTGCACAAATGAAATCTGGTTATGTATTAGATATACAAGAATCTAGACCATCAGTTTCTCTGTTTCCAGAAGGATTTTTTGTAGAGGATTATACTCATTACAAATTGAGTGATGATGATGTTTTGGATGAAAATAATGGAAGGTTCTGCATTACGCCAGAATTTCCAAATGGAACATATGCATACTTTGCAACTGTTAATAATATTTCTGCAGACTCATCAGGACCATTTGCAAAGTATAGAAGACCAACGTTCCCATATTTAATCGGACAAAATTATAAGAACAATCCAATAGAGTTTAATTTTCAAACAAGTTCAAATCAAGATTCTATTGACCTAAGTGAAACCGATTGGTGTAGAAATACCGCACCGTATAATTTTATTGAAGAGGAGTTAAATTATGAATATATTTACATTCCAAACAAGTTGTCTCAGACAATAGATGTGGAAGCAGTTTCTCCTGGAACAATAAGTTCTGTTGGAATTAATAGTGCTGGAGATTTATATCAAGTTGGGGATACAATCATATTCAATAATGATAATACTTCTGGGCAAAATGCTTCAGCAAATGTTTCTAGAATTAAGGGAAAACCAGTAAGTAATATTAGTGTTGCGACATCCAGTATCAGTAATGTAGAAATCTATCCCTCAAACACAAAGGGTGAGTATGTTTTATTTTCTAGTAATCCTCACAATTTTAAAAACTTAGATATTGTTAATGTTTTAGGATTATCAACAACATCTTCTAAGATTGAGGGTTCTTATTCTGCTGGCATTAGTAGCAATAGACTTACTGTTGTTGGTGTTGGGACAAGTTCATCTGGAATAGGAACTGTAGGTGCTACTGGAA